CGGCTGCCTAACCCAAATGCCTCACCGCCGGTCATCTCCCCGCCGTCTTCTATCGCTGCGCGATGTGCGCTCCTGAGAAGTTCCAGATAGATTGCCGGGTCGCTCATCGTCCCCATACCCCTAGTTTCGGCATCGAACTCATAAAGTCACCAATGGCACGCAAGCCGGTGAGGCAGTACCACCGCCACCCATTTCTGATACAAGCAAACCTTCAAGAGAAGTAGCCATCAGACGTTCCTCACGCGCAGCACATTCGTACCCGGCTGCCTACGCCGCTCTAGACTCTCCATCAAACTCCGGAAGTCCGGTCCACCACCACCACCGACCAGATTGTAAGACTCCGCAAGCCGGTCCTCAAAGGTACTCACCAACGGTGATTCCGCCGGGTCGTCTTCGGCGGTTGCCATTGCCTTATCCACCATGCGGATAAGATCCTGATTGGAATACCCGTACTCCGCAGAAGTACGCTGCCCAATCGTGTGGGCAAAAGTCATTAGACCCTGACGTATAGCATTAGCGTCCATTGCCTCACCTGTCATATTATTAGAGATCATCTTCAGAAGATTAGAAGTAACAACATCCTCTTCAGCAGCCTGCAACCCTTTCAGATCATTCGGACTCCAAGTTGACCTGAAGTTCTCAGGAGCCATTTGTCCCCGATCTAACAAATCGACCTGCTCATCGGTAAGCGCCCCCACCCCGCTAGCCCAATTCATAAAGTCCTGATCGTTGTTCGATCCGCCGAAGAAGATCTGTGAACCCCAGTTCGCATCCTGATAGAAGTCAGCCATAAGCGAGTTCACTATCTGCCGTTCCTGCACCCCGCCGCCCCGTCCAAAGTACCGTTCCCGACTCTCCGAACCCATCTCATCAATCATTTCTTCAAGCGTGGCTTGTACCTCTTTGATGCCCTGCTGCGTGATCGTTCGACTGGGATTCTGATTAACTCTCTCAGCGATTCTCCTTGACACTTCTTGTATTATCCGCTGTTCCTGTTGGCGCATACCGGCCTTACTGGCATCGGCGCGGTTAACATTACGGCCGATAAGCCGCTGAACTATAGTGTCCATATACACAGTACCGTCAGGGGCCAGTTCCCGACTGGGGTCTTCCCAAGCGTCCAAAGCCTCATTGATGATGTCCGCTTGGAACATCTGTAAGGCGTCAACCGTCCGGTCAGCCCTACCCTGTTCACCGGGTATATCCAGTTTGCCCCACTCAAAGGTTGGACCTTCAGTCGGATCCAACATCCCCCATGCGAACAACTCTTGCTGGATTCTTTCGATGATGGCCGAATAACCCTGACTGTCTCTAGTGTTGAACCAGAGGGATTCCATGTAAGGAAGGGCATCTAATGGGCCGATCTTGCCTCCGGAGAACAGATCATTAACGGATGTGATGTCCCCGTAGGGTGTGCCGTCGAACGAGGTTATGAACCCGATCTGATTGATTAAGACGCCTTCTTCGCCTTCACCCTCACCGTATTCAGCGGCAGTAAGAATATCAGGCCCTATGAGCATCGTGTTCTGTCGTCTGGTTAGTTCCGTTTGGAACTCGGCAATAGCCTCAGAGACTACGCCGCCGACAATATCCACTGCTGACCCGCCACCGTACACATCGTCAAGAGTGGCAAGCGTGGCAGTATTATCACCGAAACCGCCGAACTGTCGCATTATTTCTTGAAACAGTTCGGGGTCTGTTTCCGGATTATCCCCAAAGCGGGCAACACCACCACGAGAGATCGGTGTCACCCCTTCACCCGTGTCGGCCATCCTGTATGCCGTCATGAATTCTGACCAGTTGGCAGCAAGTTTCTGTTCAACCAACTTTTGTAATTCTTCGATGTCACCCCAATTCGCTTCCAGATACATTCTCAATTCGTTCGCGCCCTCTTGACCCCTCAAGTCAACTACCCTCGCTGTGGGACGACGACCCTGACCTGCGAACTGCTCTCTCAACTGCATGGGTCCGCCTTCTCTCGGACCCTCTTCGTAGATAAGCGACTCACCCAGTGGGGTACCTGAACGTGCGGCTACCTCAATACTGTTCTTTCCAAGCCAGTTGATGAACTTCATAAACGCTGACTCGCCGGTCATTGTCTCAAAGTGCAAAGCCTTCAAAGCCGTGTCGCTAGCAGCCCGATCTACCGGCCTGTCGCCTACCGGTAACATACCCTCTGCCTGTTGTGCGTACTGTGCCTCTAGTTGCTTTTCCTTATCAAGCCACTCCAACTCTGGCAAATCGCCGCCGTATGGATGCTCTTTTGTTACAAGATCCCCAACGGCCCTGAACATACCCGGCCATCTATCTGTATAACTCCAAGTGTCCCACGGCCAGCGTGGCCTAAACGCATGGGCGGCAACATCCAGTCCAGTCCGACCGATGTCACCGAAGGCACCGAACATCTCATCTACAGGATCCGGTTGTTCGTCCTCTGGCATGAGGGTGCTATATAGTTGCTCTACGGGTTGTTCCTCAAACTCCCCATAGGAGATCTGCTCAATCGGATCTACGTTAGTCATAACACACCCATGTTAATGTTAAGTAACCCAGCCTGCTGTTTCGCAATCCAACTCTCCCCGACAATAGGTAAGAACACACTGTAATATAGTTCATTCAGCCACGGCTTGTTACGGACAAACTCTTCCATCGTTCTTTTATATTGATAACGGAGAGCGTCACGCTTAGGTCGCGCATCGTCCTGCCCCTGTAACGCATCCAACGCATCGACAAGTCCAACAATGGTAGCCATCGCATCCAGAATGTCTTCACGATGCAACCCTTCAGGTACCAGTTCCGGCGACTCAACAAGCAACCTGAACTCGCTAACCGTCTGATCCCGCTTGATGCGGGCAGTACCAACAGTAATCTGGTTTACGAACACGGGATGCTGCAACTTGAACGCCCCATACCACAGATCCCAGCGTTCATCCAGCGCAGTAGTATCCATGTTACGGGCACGCATAGCGTTCTTCCGAGTCAAATAAGTAACCCGGTGTTTGTTATACACAGGGTAAGAGATGTTGAAATACAACTCTGACAGGAACTCTTCTGGGGTATCCAACTTACGCAAACCCATGTTGATCTGACGCTGCTTGGCTTCTGCCACATACTCATCGTCTTCGACATCGAACCTGCGGGGCATGAAGAACGCTGACGACATAGTGAAATCGCGGGCAAACCCATCGTTATCTACCAGCCAACGGTTAGCGTCCTGTGTCGTTTCCAACACAGCGAACGGAATCTTGGTGTAAGGCGAAGTCCTGAACGGTGAGTGTTCCACCGGGTCGAACTTCTCCCCGGTGCGGGCTTCCACGTTCTTCACCCACTGCGGGTACGCCTCCTCGTATGGCAGCCCCATCTCCAACAAGTCGTGGAACTCTTGGTTCCATTCCCAATTCTCGTGAAGGGTCAGGTCAGCCAACGACCCGGTAGCGGGACCAAAGAACCATGTCATAGCCTGCAACAACTGGTACTGACGGGCCATCATGTCCACATCCTCTAAGAATGCTTCCTCAAATAGCGCCGGGTTAGAATGCGATGCGATCTCCTGCTCAGTGGGGATAGAGCCGTTCATCGCCATGAACTTGAGTACGTCAATCTTCGCCTTGTTACGAGCCTCCCCGTTGGGACCGTCGATACCTGCCATTGCGATTGTCCGAGCAAGCAAAGCCGGAACAACCGACGACCATATAGATTCGCCAACCCTCGTAGCCTTGGAACCTACGCCTGTGTCTAGTTTGCTGACTCCGGGGAAGCGTCCGCCGACAAGATTATGCTCAAACATCTTTCGGATCTCCGGGTCGCGCCCCGAAGCGAAGTTGATTGGCGCTGCAAGCAGCGGACCAAAGCCCATCCTGCCGATTGATTCCAGATCATAACCGGGGATCACATGGATGTTCATTGCGATACCCATACCGGGTCGTGCTATCGATCCGAGAGGTCCACCGAACACACTGTTGACTATCGGCAGTTCGTCGGCTATTGACAGCATGGCGTGAACGCCAACCTCGCTACCGGGAATAACTAGTTTCTTCTCTCCGAACTGGTCTTCTTGAACGAGGCCGCTATACACTCCGGCATTCATCGTCAGATGAAGGTTACGGAACATCAACGGATTGTGCTTCAGGCTACGTCCAATACGGCGCAGGAAGTTATCTTCAGCGAACCAGAACGGTACGGCTGTACCGACCATCTGCTGAAACTGTGAGCGGATACGATGGTCATCGATATAGGCGCTGGTCAGGGTCATGGCCCGTCGGGCTGATATGTCACGGTGGACATCAGCCATTACTTTTCGGTGTCTAGCCCAACTAAAGAACTCCTTCTGTAACTTCTCCCGCTTTCTGATGTAATAATCCGGATCTGCACCAAATGGTAAACTAGCCGGATCGATATCATCCATGAGATCGAAGACCTTCTCCAACGCACGCTTGACCTCATCAGGGATGTCGCCCTCAGCGATAATGTCCACTATCGCTTCCTGTGCAGCCAGCGGACTGTCAACTTCAAGAGCAGCGGCTAACCGAGAAGACGCATCCTCCGGACTGGCCTGAGCCAGCGGCCAGTCAAACTCAATGAACCCCTCTAGTTCATCGATAACAAACTGGTTATCTGCGTCTATATACCCCATCCCACGCACCGTTCCGGGGGGATGGAAAAACTCAGCAAGATCCTCGTTGAACGGTACCTCAGTGAAACCGCCGCCCTCTTCGGCTGATAGACGAACCTTCTTCATTGGCCGGTGGTAGATACGCCGCACCCCGACCATCTGGCCTCTGGCTGTCGCTAGATAATGTTGAAACAGCGGTTCACGAACCATGCCACCGATCATCGGATTAACTACCCCATCGAACCAGTTGCGTAGAAGAGTCGTCCACGCCTTGCCGATCTTCTCTCCTACCCCGCCGCCCTCGTTGGTGATAGGAACAAAGGCGAGAATATTCTCAGGAGCCTTCTGCCACCACCTACCCAAGTTCGCAAAGGTATTGACCCGAACATCGCTGACATCGTGAGGTTGGAGGACTTCACGGATCCACGGGTGGAATATTTCTTGGTAGTCCTGCCTCCCGCCGGTACCGATCAAGTCGTTCAATTCGATAGAAGCAAGGGCTGATAGTTCCTCTGCGGCACTACGCATGTCGTTACCGGCTGTGATCTGTTCCTCAACCAACTCGTAATCCAAGAACCATTCATCAGCCCGCTCGTCGCCAGCCCTTAAAACAACATGCTTCCCTGTCTTCGGGTGCTTATAGATCCGTGTGACATAGGTCATCGGCTGCTCGTCTACCATTGGCACCGGGGTCAACCCACCGGGCCGTGGTGTGAGTAAATGGCTGCCGGAGATTCCGACAACATGCTCATCACGCAACCCTCGTGGTCCGAAATCACGCGCCCCCACCGGACCCGTTTCCCCCATTCCGTAGAACTGGTTCATCCATTCGCCACCTAATGCAGTGGCCATATCTTCATGGGCGGTGTGACTACCGACAGCGTTTCTAATAATGGTTACATCGAATTCAGAGGGTCTGCTTCCTGCTGCCATACCCGGAGCGTTGAACAGTTCCTCGCTGTTAACGTCGATTGTGCCAATGCGTCCACTACCAACCCGGTGCCCCTTACCGGTCCATCGGAATCCTTGCGGCATTCGGACGTTTAGAACTTCTTCCAACGTCTGTGATATAGCCAACGCCACCTTGTCATTGATGCTCCCAACCACTATGGGGAAGTAGCCCCCTCCGACCTCTTCCCAGAGGTTTGCCATAGCAACCAGCGACGAGGCAGTCATAGCCGTATTACCCGGCCCGAGTGACGGCTGTAACATCCGTGCGGCCTTCAGGGCTTCCACTTCCGACAGCCCCATATTCCCCATCTTGATTGTCAGAAGTTCTACGAAATGATCGAACGCCTCACGGTTACGCCCCCCGGCGAGCATCTGCATCAACGGCTCGCGCATCTCTATGGGGATCATCGGAATAAACATCCGGGTAGCGCCCGGTGGTAGCGGTTCGCTGATCTTGCCGCCCAGAGCGCCGAACCCCATGTTCGCCCGGTGGACAGTACGGAGGATTTGCTGACCGTCTGCGGTCATCACCCGATTGACATACGCCTGCCGTCCACGGCGGACAACTTCATCAAAGTCATCCGTCAAGCGAAGAACATCCGATTCACCCAATAGGAAAGCGATGGTATTAACATCTGCCCCAACTGACTGCCCAGCGATCTGTGGATCTAGGAGATCACGCCAGATGGGCTGCTGTTCGATTGGCATCGCTTCAATAAAGTCATCGATAGCATCCGGCCAGCCTGCCTCAAATGGCAGATCGGTAACGACAAGGTTGCCCAACTCATCGTGCTTCGCGCCGGGACCGGCTATATCAAAGACGCGCCGCAGTTCTTCTAGTTCGTCTGGATGATCTCGCATCAACGATAGGACTATCTGCTCTGGTGACTTGTCCTGAAGCAGTGTTCGTAGACGACGGGCGTCTTCAGGGTCACCAACAGCGAGAGAGGCAAGGGCCAATCGTTCCGAGATGGGACGAAGTTTCTCCCTCGTTACCGGAGTGACATAGTTAATGATTTCCTTCAGGTACTCCCGTGCAAATACATCATCAGAGTGCATAGCCAGTCGTTGTGTAACGGCCTGACTCTTATAGACGGAATCTATTTCGCTCCCCGGTTCATTGGATATCCACTGCAACTCGGTATCGGTTGCGAGGAGTGACATCTTGACGAGCCGGTCCATCGAATCGACGCTGTTACCCCGACGCAGCACATCGTCCATAGTGTTTTTACTGAAGTTAAGATAGTTGTCGAAGGTTCCTAGAACGTCCTTCATTTGAGCGTCCAACAAAGTGGGGATAGTTAAGGACGATGCCACAGCCAGCACGCGCTCTTCGTGGTTCTTATCTACCCTTCGGAGTAACCGTTGAGCGAGTTTCTGCCGAGTAGGCATACCCGGTACAGTGCTAAAGAAGTCCCGTGACGATAGCGACAGTCGGTTTGCTTGTGCGTTGGCGAACTCAAACATACGCTTGGAGGTACGCCCCATTACGGTATTACCTACCCGTAATTCTACCGCTCTCCGAGTATCTTTAAATAATGCTTCTCTTTGGACATCATCTAGCACATGCTTCCATCTTGTAGGATTCTTCTCTACGGCCTCTCTGAGTGCTTTTGTGGTGATCGCATAGTCCCCAACCCCTGCGATCTCGTTGAACGACCTCCAAAGCCGAGAGAACGGCTTATAAAGTAAGGGTAGGCGTTCCTCGTCGGACAGTTTCGACCCCTTCACGAGTGTCTTCCTGCCGAACTCATCCCACATGGGGTGCAGATCCGCTGTTACTTTCGCTAGTTTCTGCGCCGCGTAGCCTCTCGGGCCTTCGCGCATCCACCATGTGAACAACTCCTCACCGCCATTACGGAACACATACCCCATACGCAGCAGAACAGCAGGACGCCATGTCCTAGCGAGAAGCCCATCAACCGCAGGTAGGTGCAGCCCCCAGCCGATCTTCCGGTAGAACGCCATGTATTTGGCTACAGCCCCAAGTTCCCGATAGTTGGGTATGACGTTGCCTCGTGCCAACTGCCCGGTGTATTCCTGACCGGGGACTATGGCCCGACGCACATTCAAGCCGTGTAGCCCAACCATGTCATCGGTGATGTTGCCGTACCGGTGCGCTCCGTGTCGGATGAACCGTTCAACGAATTTGGTGACATCCTGCCCGCCGTGCATCAGCGCACCTGACCTACCGAGGAAGTCCAAGTAGAACTCTGTGGTGACCAGCCAGCGTTCAGCATCATTGCCCATCGTGTAGGCACGCATGTAGTTGTCGATCTGGGTGCGTGGCATGTCCACCATGATTCCCATATCGACTAGCCCTTGGAACTCACTGAGGGCCATCTGGGGGTTAGTCACATCAAGGTGGGCTGCCTTGGGGACATAGGTGGTTAGTTTCTCCGCGAACCTCGCCGGGTAGTAGAACATGGTCGCGGCAGTGGTCTTAGCGATCATGCCGGTGCGTGTCCACCAATCAAGTTCAGCGTTAGCCCCACCAGCCTTGTGGATCTGACCCTGCCAATAGTTCTCACGGGCCTTCCACATTTTCCCGAACGGTAAGTGCTGCATCTTTGCTTTGATCTGCAACTGTCCATCGACAATCTCAAAGCCGTCGCCCTGATACCACTTCAACAGGGCGTCCATCTCCCCGTCTTCTAGGATTATGAGAGCCGCATCCTTCTCGTAGATAGTGCGGGCTTCGTCAATCTTCGCCAAGTCCTCTTCACCGAAACCAAGCCGCTTGGCGTTCTGCGACGAGGAGTCGTCCATGAGGTCACGAAGAACCGCCCCATCGATATCATCACTGAGAGTTATTGCACCGCTCTGAATATCTTTCAGAATGTGCTTATGAACAAAGTTTGTTTGCTTCGCCAGATAGGAGGCTGTGAGCCGCGCCATGTCCGCAGTGATTTCAAGATTGTCTTCAAGGTGTCTGAAGTCAACAAGTTCATCTCGGATGTACCGCTTGGTCTTAACCCACGCTTCCCCAAACTTACCGATACGGGGCAGAAATACGGCTTCCGGATCGACCTTCCCTAAAGGACCGGCTAGGGCTTCATACCCTGCTGTGCTACTCAGATAATCCCAGTAGCCCTGTTCATGGGCCAACGTCGGGAATGTCCTAGTCTGAAAGTCGATTATCTCCCCGTCTTTCGTAACGGTTCGTACCCCGTCATTGACAAATACCTCGTCGTCTACTGCCGTCGGGTTACTGGGATCGCCCTTGATTCGTGCCTCACCTAGCAGTTCGCCTTCGTCATCGAAGACCTTCCACATCCCGTCTTTATCGATATGCCGTGCATCTACGGTCAGGCTCATCCTGCGCCGGAGTTTGTGCCAGTTATACATATCACCCATGATTGGTGCTAGTGCGGGCAGATCGCGCGCCAATTGCTCTATAGGAGAACCGGTTCCAAACTTTTCAGTAAGAGTTTTGTGAAGATCCCCGTCCGGAGTATTAGCCTTAAATGCGGCGGCGAACTCGTCCATTTCATCTTGCTTCCTGAACGCATCATTAACCCGGTCAATAAACCGGTTCATCGCCCTATGCTGAGAACGAAGGTTGAAGTTCGTAGCGGCCAGATACTTAGCCCCCGCGCCGATCAGTTTCCTACCGCCCCCAATCGGAATATTACCTTGGGTGATTGATCCCGTTGTCGGAACATTCCCTACCCCATGTACCCACTCTTTGACTTCTTCAAGAGCATCTTCCATCTTGCCGGTAGTAGGGTTCCATATCTTTATCGGCGCGTTCATGCCTATCCCGACATCCTCTGCCCGGAGAGCCATCGACAACCGCCGGGAGAACTGGATCGCGTCACCCGTCATACCCGCACGCAACCCAACCTTGGCGTGCTTGGCTATCTTAAAGAGCGCACCACCGGCCCATGTCGTCGGATCCAACAGAATCTCGGCGGCAAGCGCACCGACCATCCCAACGGTCTTGCCGTAGATACTATCCGGAGCGACATCCCACGGTGAAACCTTATTGAATGCCCGTTGTGACGCATCGAACAAGGTTAGTTTGCCTGATTCAAGTATCTCCAATGCCTGAACATTGCTTGCTTCGTCTAGTGTTGACTGCCAGTTGCGCCAATGAGTTTCAACATCTTCAGGGCGTGAACCACGAACCTCTGCTTCTTTCAGCATCAAGTCGTACACAGCCTGCTGCCCGCCTTCAAGGTAGGCTCGCAGTAGGCGCGTCTGGTAACGACCGACAACCCGTTCGGCACTCTTAACAGTCCCAGAATAGTAAGCGTTCTCTTCGTACTTTGCGTTATTCCATGCTTCCCGCCAATCGGCAGGATCAGCAAATGACGCTAATCCCTTCTCAGCGAGGTAGGCACCTGACCGCCCCCACCGTGTAGCCAACCGAGATGGCTTCATTACCCCGTGTTCCCACAGGCCACTGGCTGCCTTACCGGCAAAGAACCCCACCGCTCGTATGGGAGCCATACCGATCCCTATGGCTTTACCCATATGCTCTTCAGGCAGTAGCGGTATGTCCCATGTGAGGATCCGCTTCCACAACGCTTTCTGTTCCTCGTTGGGAGGCTCGTATCCACCACTTAGAAGAACCTGCTGTGTCGCATCCGGTAGCCGATTGAACTCAGCAGTCTGTACCTGATCCGGCATTGCCTCAAATGTGTGCCGCATCTGGTTGAATTCGCCCTGATTGTAGGCCCGTAAGAATTTGTCCAACATCTCATTGTCGGACTCGCCACCAGTCGCCAATGCGATAAGGCTCTCAGGGGAAGAATCCAGAAACCGACCGGCTCCTGCCCGCATGAGCAGTTGCATCCTGCGACCATTCCATTCGTCGTTGAACGACGAACGTGCCGGTGTGCCGATACTCTGATTTATCCGCCGTAGCCCGGATCGTTCAGCCATTAGAGGCTCAGTTGTGCAGCGGCTTCAAGGAGAGCAGGATCGCCTGTAGCCTCACCCCAGTCACGCAACATCAGGGCTGCCTCCTGATTAGGGGTAGGAGGCCGACGGGAAATCCCCCGTTGTATACCTTGCCCCGGTGCTGTCAACGGTGTAATCCCCGGAGTGAACGCCTGCGCCTCGTTTAACGGAAGCGGACCCGGTTGAGCAGGCGGCTGCATAGGCGGTTGAGCAACCGCTTGTTGGGGTACAGCCAACTGACCACCGGGCTGCTTCTGTGGTAGAGGTATCGCCTGTTGGGCCTCTAGGCTATCGCTGACTTCACCGTAGGCAGCCCCGGCTTCCAAACCGGGGGTCTGCGGTACCTGGGTCTTTCGTGCCCGTGGCATCAGCCAGCCCTCAGCGCGCTAACCAACTGCTGCGCTGCCTCAGGTGAGAACTCCCCACCGGGAGGACCGCCGGGACCACCGGGCGGACCCTGTGGGGCCATACCAGCCGGTCCTGCCGCCAATCCCATTGCCTGCTCTGGTGCCATAGCCATCCCCTCTTCGGGCGCTGGGGCTACAGCGGCCTGCTCCTGTCGGATTTCTTCATCAGCCTTTTCAATAGCCTCAAAGATATCAAAACCCTTCTTACGATGCTTCTCAATCTTAGAGACATACACCACAGGCAACTGACCCGATAAAGCCTGCTGCTGAATGGCTGCCAGAACCGCTTCTTCCAACTGTTCCTCATCGACCCGTCGTGCCTCCATTTCAGCATCTTCGATAAATGGGTGCTTCGCCCGGAACGTATGGAGACTGATGCCCTTCATGGAAAGCAACTGTCCCAACTGGATCGTTGTCCCCTGTATATCTGCTCCGGGGATAGAGTGTGAAACCACATTATTGAATGTCTCAAAATGGTCATTAGGTGTGAATTCGATCTGTCCGAAATCGCCGGGATACCCGGTGAACATTGAGAACTGCTTGCTACCCCAGTAGCCCTTATAAGTGGCGAAGAGGCATTCGTTCAGATACGGAAGATGCCCCTCCATGATTTCCTGCATCTCCTGAATGCGAGGATCCAGCGCCGCACCCATAAGTGCGTCAATTCCTCTACCAGTGCGAAGAGCGCCATATGACTCTCCACCGATCTGAGGGACCGTTCCTGTAGAGATCCGAGCATTACGCTCCAATCGGTCAATAGCAATATTGGTTGACGGGTCAGGTGTCGAACGGAGTTCTCCGATCTGTTCAGCGTCAAGCAGGACGTTCACCTGACCTTCACGGCCGTCTTTCCACTCGCCACCGACAATCATCGGCACCTGACCCGAACGCCCGATAATGTACCTATCGGGGAAAATCGCCTTTTCGGTCGCCAGAATTTCCAACGCCATCATCTTCGACATGAGATCAACTATTCCAACCACGTTAGAGATAGAAGATGCGATTCTGTCTAATGTCACCCGCCCGGGTGTGATAACGCAGGGCATACCAGACTTGTTCACAGCCCGTGATAGTTCTATCTGTGTCGTATGGGTTGGTTGTGTATAGGAATACCGACTGTATCGTGGTCCCATGATTCCGATAACAATGTGTTCGGAATCCACCCATTCGGCCACATCCCACAATTCCTGACGGGCGTTCTTATCGTCCGATACAGGCCCGCCGTTCTCTTGACGAGCGGCGGAATAGTTGCTACGCAGCCAGTCACCAGACTTGCCGTAAACAAACCCGACATTTGCTGGAGGTTCCACATCCTCGTAAGCCTTCGGCTCTGGAAAGACGTTAATAGGATCACGCACTTGAATGCGGGGTAGACCCCGGTCAAAGTCGGGTGTGACAAGAAGACAAGCAGTGGCATACCCGGCTAGGTGCCGGTATGCACGACGTATCTTGATCTTGTATTTAGAGTCATACCATGTGGCAGCGAGCGCCTTACGTCGAATATCGGCATACTCGCGTGAACGGACCCCCCTTTCTTTAGAAGGATCGATAGCGGGGCAGCCGATGAACGGCATGACCGATGCGGCCCGTTGTGCTACCGCATCGATATTCTCTGCTATGAGCGCAGGGGTTAGCGGAGGAAGAACCGGCTCTTCATCCATCGATGGGAGAGGGATAACATAATCACCGTTATATCGTTCCTTGACTTCCTGCATACGAGCGACTAGAGAAGATTGTGCGTCCTGTCTGTTTCGTATGATCCCGACGATCTCGTCAAAGGTATACATTAAAACACCTTGCTAGTGGACGCACTTGACTTCCACGGTAGCCCATTAAAGTTAAACTGTGAAGTATCGACATCGAACGCCTGCTTTCTTTGACGCCAAAGAATCCAAATAAACCAAAGAGCCATGACCTGATCCTGACGAAGTTTCGTTCCACGCTTCAACGGACGCCACGCCTTTAACTGACGGATCAACTGATCGGCCTGATGACGGGTCGAAGGATCATCCGCATAGGGGATTTCGATCTCTTCTCGCATAAACGACAGAGCCATCGACGGAACTCCGATGGTTTCATCATACTTGTTCATCCCAGTCAGATGTTCCCTGACTCTGAACCCGTACCGCTGGGTCATTTCGATCAGACGCTCGTCGCGCGACAGCCCCTTCTGGAATACCATCGCTTCAATAATCACATCCGACACGCTGCTACCGTTGCGTCCGCATTGAAGAACGGCGTCTTCCACGATACCTAGAATCTGTTCGTTGCGGGTAAGCCCTACGTCTTCCCGTACAAAAAGTACCTTAAGTTTTCCTTCATGCGGTGTAGCAGCAATAACACAGTTATTAGACCCGAGAGCAGGATCGACGCCGATGTATACAGAACAGTCTTTGGGTGGTTCATGGTTCACTGACCTCAATGGATTTAAGCATTTTTGAATGGACTCATCAGTGAAGGTCGCAGCCGCCGCCGAACTAGGTTCCTGCATGTAGTTACGCGACCATGCCTCCTCGCCAACCTTGCGGCGAATACGATCCAAAGACTCCATTGAGAAGAAATCCGGCCATAACGGTTCCGGTTCGCCTTTCTCATTAGTGATAATCGCCGGGAACTTGATGACACTAAGAATATCTGGATCAATTTCGTTCATAACCCGTTCGTAGAAATCGTCCTCACCGACACGGGTACCGTTGATACTGGTGCGTCCCTGCTCACCGGGACGGGTCAACCAGTCCTGCCGGAAAATCTCGAACATCTGTTCGGTCAGATTCAATGACACCCTTGACTGGATATCATCGATATGCAGATGGTCGGTACGGGTACCGGCGATCTTCGACCGCCACCCTAAAGAAACCATCGAATAGTCACGTTCGTCATGCCTGTTCTTCTTAAACACGCTAAAGTAATCAGCGCCCCAAGGCTGCGCGGTTTTGCGCCCCGACTGGTTCTGGGGTACAAACGGACCAAACTTTGCCACATAACGAGGGAACGGACCTTGAGGTTCCATCCGGGAACGTATACGCCCAAGAATTTTACGAGCCATGTCCTGGCCCTCAGATCCGACCGTGATCCTGAATTCGGGGTTCGTAGCCAGTTTGTAGCAGAAGTAGTCCTCGGCCAGAGTAGTTTTGCCATGTTCCGGTGGCCAAAGGATCAAGGTGAGGTTGCCGGGTGGTGTATTTTCGTACGCTTCGATGGCTTTGATATGGAACCACGGGGAGAGGTGCCCGAAATACTTACCTCGGAAACTTTGGAACGAGCCGTCCCAATCCTCACTGCCTCCCTCGCGGAGGGCTCGTTCTCTAATAGCGTCACTCCGTTCAGCGAAATCGGGAATGCGTTGACGCCACTTGTCGTACGCAGATCGTGTGACACCAGCGATCATGCACGCCTTAGAGATAGTTCCATGCTCCGCGAGTCCTTCAAGGAACAGTTCGCGGGTCTTCTGTCCCCGGACTTTGCTGACGTTGCCGCCACTCTGTTCTGTCGTAGTATCAGTCACGGGCCAAAATGGTCTAAGAGTGGTCGAAGATCGACTTCGCTACCACTAACTCAATCGTTTCGGCGGCTACCACAACATCACTGCTAACAAACTTGATCGTATGGGTACCGATCTGATTCAAGGAAATGTCAGCAAAGTAGATACCGGTACCGCTACCTGACGTTACCGTCGGAGCAGGATTGATATCAGTACCGTCAGGTTGACGGTGTGTGCAGGTAGATGTCGTAGCAGTTGCCGTTCCTGCCGTCTTGAACGTAGCGGTAACCCGTACTTGGTCGCCTTTATCGTATGTAGCCATTAGACCCCCACCAACAGTGTTAAAGTATCTTGCTGTTCCTCGTCTTTACTACTACCAGTAATATTACTGATAGTAAGCGTTAATTCCGGCTGTGGCACCTTACGAATAAGTACCGGCTGATTCAGTGTCGCCGTAGCAGTAATAGCCCCAGTGATATACGCGACTTCGACAATGGCAGCAGTTACCGTCGCTGTGCTGGTGACATCAGCCTCAATCGACCGTTCTCTGACAACCGCCGCAGTAACCGTACTCGTAGCCGTAATATCCCCGGCGACATACGCAACTTCTTTAATCGCTGCGGTAACCGTCGCCGTGCTGGTAATCGCACCTGTAATCGACGCGACCTCAACAATCGCTGCTGTAACCGTTGCCGTGCTAGTGATCGCTGCGGCTATTGAAGCGACTTCAACTATTGATCCTGTGACCGTCGCCGTACTGGTAATCGCCGCCGTGATCGCATGACTTTGGACGCCCTGATAGGAATAGTTCGACTCCCGGTAGTCAATGCCGGACTGGCGGTAGTCGATAGCCATTAGTCTTCAAGCGCCGCCAAACGGGC